AATGGTATCTTAACTATTATCATAAAGCGTATCATTCCCGACCATCAGAAGCGTCACGACTGGCTATAATAAATAGGTATATCGACGCCGCCTCTATGGCTTATATTGGGGGGTCCTGGTCACAGTCAGGGCAGCCCCTCTTTTTATGTGCTATAATACTTGCAGTTGAGGTATATTATGAACAACGATTATGATAGGGGTCCCTCTGTGGTAGACGTAACCCCAATTCAAGAAGACTTGAAGCCTGCAGTTAAACTTATCCTGTTGAATACTGGACAGCAACTCCTTGCTGAGTTTACGGAATTAGAAGGCACTGATAAATACAGAATATCAAATGTTAGGGAAATTCAGCTAGAGGAAGTTAAGCCTGGTAGTAAGGACTTGACCGTCAGCTATGGTGAATGGATGCCCCTATCAAAGTCAAATACATTTGATATTCCCAGAAGCATAGTTGTGGTAGTAACAGAACCCCACGATGTAGTTTCAGATAATTACCTAGGTGCTATTGATGGATGATTTGGTAAAGGTTCTCCTACTAAAGGATGGTCGCATTATTGTGACAAAGATCAAAGAGGTTGCCGATAATGAGATCGGTGAGCCCGACTGTGTTATGATCGACCCAGTCTTATATGATGAAAGCGTCTCTGACCTAACACAAGCGTTAACTCGCTTCCCCGGCAGAGTAATTACGCCCGATACCAAGATGGCTATCCTCTCAGACAATATTCTGACGATGGTTACTCCTGATAACAAACTCCTCTCCGAATACCTCGTTGTAATTAGTGATTAATGTCTGACAAGTTTTACACAAACGTTCAAATGTATGGGAACAATATCCTCCTCCGAGGATATAATAATGGTCAGCGATTCACATCTAGGCAGCCATTTTCCCCTACATTGTACGTTACGTCCAAGAAAGAGAGTGACTGGAAGACTCTTGACGGCGAAATGGTGACCCCTATCCTCCCAGGAACAATCCGGGAGTGTAGAGAGTTTCTTAAGAAGTATGATGACGTTGATAACTTCAACGTTTATGGTAACGAGCGCTTTATTTTCCAGTTTATTGCTGATAACTATCCCGGTGATATCAAGTTTGATACATCACGCATGAAGATGGTTACGGTTGATATTGAGGTTGAGAGTGAGTACGGCTTCCCGGATCCAGAGAATGCTGCTGAGGAAGTCCTACTAATCACAGTTCAGGACTACAATACAAAGAAGATCATCACTTGGGGTCAGACTAAGTATGGTGAATTCAGTAATCCTGAATTGAAGACCGAGTTTCGTCGTTGCCATGATGAATTCCATCTTCTCAGCTCATTCCTGGATTGGTGGACCAATGATACTCCAGACGTTGTTACTGGTTGGAACTTGGAATACTATGATATTCCATACCTATGCAATCGCATCTCTCGCATCCTTGGCGACAAGTTGATGAAGACTTTGTCCCCATGGAAGCTAGTATCCCAGGAAGAGCACTTCATCAAGGGTCAGAAGAAGATCTATTTTGATATTGCTGGTGTTACTCAGCTAGATTATCTAAATCTTTATAAGAAGTTCACGTATACAAACCAAGAAAGCTATCGCCTAGATCACATTGCAAACGTAGAGCTAGGACAGAAGAAGCTTGATCACAGTGAGTTTGAAACCTTCAAAGACTTCTACACCCACGGTTGGCAGAAGTTTGTTGAATATAACATCATTGACGTAGAACTAGTTGACCGCCTGGAAGATAAGATGAAGCTTATCGACCTTGCAATTACTATGGCGTTTGATGCTAAGGTTAATTTCCGCGACGTATTCTATCAGGTGCGTATGTGGGATACCATTATCTACAATTACTTGAGAGAGAAGAATATCGTTATTCCTCCCAAGGTTAAGGTTGATAAGGACGCCAAGTATGCTGGTGCATATGTTAAAGAACCTAAGCCCGGTAAGTATGATTATGTTGTGAGTTTTGACTTGAACTCACTATATCCCCACCTAATCATGCAGTATGCGATCTCCCCAGAGACGCTCATTAGCATGGATGATCTCAATGCGATGATCTATGAAGCTCAGAATGATGTTTCTGCTGATAAAGATCGCTTAGATGCGATGATCAAGGTACGTGAGCTATCTTCAAAGATCAATGTGTATCGTATCCTAGATCAAGATCTTGATATGAGTCCTCTCAAAGTATTGGACTGGACAATGACCGCTAACGGAGCCATCTACAGGCGCGTTAAGGGGATGCTACCCGAACTAATGGAGAAGATGTATGCAGAACGAGTCACATTCAAGAAGCGAATGCTCGCCGCCAAGCAGCTCAATGAGACGAAGCCTTCTAAAGCACTTGAAAAGGAGATCGCCAGATGTAATAACGTTCAAATGGCGAAGAAGATTTCTCTTAACAGTGCTTATGGCGCTATTGGTAATCAGTACTTCAGGTACTTTAAACTAGCAAACGCCGAGGCTATCACCCTTTCTGGTCAGACTTCTATTCGCTGGATTGAGAACAAGCTCAACAGCTTCATGAACAAGACCCTAAAGACTGAGGATGTTGATTATGTAATCGCTTCAGATACTGACTCAATCTACTTAAACGTTGGTCCTATCGTTGATCGGGTCTTTGGCGATAAGGAAGTTGAGAAGGTGAAGATTATTGATGCACTAGACGGTTTCTGTAAGGCAAAGATTGAGCCATTCATCGACAAGTCTTACTATGAGCTAGCTGATTATGTGAATGCATATGACCAGAAGATGCAGATGAAGCGAGAGAACATTGCTGACCGTGGTATCTGGACTGCTAAGAAGCGTTACATTCTTAACGTCTGGGACTCTGAGGGTGTTCGCTACGCCAAGCCCAAGCTAAAGATGATGGGTATTGAGGCAGTTAAATCATCTACACCTGCTCCATGTAGAACAATGATTAAGGAAGCACTCAAGCTAATGATGGAGGGGACAGAGGAGCAAGTTATTGATTATATTGATAGCTGCCGACTACAGTTCAAAATGCTTCCACCAGATCAAGTAGCATTCCCCCGCTCTCTAAGTGACGTACAGAAGTATAAGTCACACTCATCCATATACGCCAAAGGGACACCAATTCATGCTAGGGGCGCACTCCTCTTTAATCACTATATAAAGAAAGAGGGGCTTGATAGGAAGTACTCATTGATCAATAATGGGGAAAAGATTAAGTTCTGTTATCTAAAAGTTCCTAATAAGATTGGTGAGAACGTAATATCATTTATCTCTGATTTCCCAACTGAACTTGGCTTGGAGAAATACATTGATTATGATTTGCAATTCAATAAGAGTTTCCTTGATCCCCTAAAGATTATTCTAGACTCTATTGGATGGAGCTTTGAGAAGAGAGTAACATTAGAATCGTTTTTTGGGTAATATTATGGAAGACCAGAAAAAATATAATGCAGCACTAGATCTATTCATTGAGTCTGTTATTAAAGTAGACCATGAATTGCGAAATGACGCCAGGGCAAACGAATGTTTGCCCGAATTGCTCAATATTCGCGAAGATGTGCTAAAATACCTGTACACTATTAGAAGGAGAAAAGATGGCTTTGTCTCAATCGGTTCAAGACGCTCTGAGTGAGGCTCAGTCAAACTTGAGAAATGCTTTAGCCTTCGCGGCACGTAATGAGCGTCCTCTTGTATGTCAGAGCATTGCTAAGATTATGACTGAGCTTGAGAGTATTGAGCGGTACGATCAACTATTTGATTCATTAGAGGATGCCCAGAAGGGCGACCTAGGCGACAACCCATTTGGTAATTTTGGTTTTAACAAGTAATTATGGATTTTCTAAAGGACATTGTAAATGAGATTGGTGGCGACTACACTCAAATTGCGTCAGAAATTGACGAAACAGAAACCTACGTGGACACTGGTTCGTTCATCTTTAACGCTCTTGTATCTGGGTCTCTCTACGGTGGTGTATCTGGTGATAAGATCACTGCTATTGCTGGTGAGAGCAGCACTGGAAAAACTTTCTTCTCTCTTGCAGTGGTCAAGAACTTTCTTGATCTTAATCCCGATGCATATTGCCTTTATTTTGATACTGAGGCAGCAATCAACAAATCACTTCTTCAGTCACGTGGAATCGACCTTAACAGGGTGGCTGTCGTCAATGTCGTAACTATTGAAGACTTCCGCACCAAGGCACTAAAGGCAGTTGACCTTTACTTGAAGAAGCCTGAAGGTGAGCGTAGACCTTGTATGTTTGTACTAGACTCACTTGGTATGTTGTCTACAAACAAAGAGATCTCTGATGCTCTAGACGACAAGCAAGTTCGTGATATGACTAAGTCACAACTTATTAAAGGTGCCTTCCGTATGCTTACATTGAAGCTAGGACAGGCTAAAATTCCAATGCTCGTTACTAATCACACATATGACGTTATCGGTGCTTACGTTCCTACA